TAGCTAATGTAGGAAGCAATAACTATCCTCAAGTAGGAGATGACTTATATATCGGCTCAACTAAACTATCAGGTGGAGGATATGTTAGTTACGTTGATGTTTCAGGTACTTGTGGAGCTGGTCCTCAAAATACTTACTTTGGATATAATGCTGCCGGTGTAGTAAGTACAGCAATTACCTGTTGTACAGAAACTACTCCTACACCTACACCTACTAAAACTCAAACACCTACACCTACTAACACTCCAACTAATACTCAAACACCTACACCTTCAACATCTCAAACATCTTGTGTTCAAGTGAGCTTAGGAGAAGGAGCTACATACGGTATAGCATGTGATGATTACGTAAACGGACCTAGTACATTCTACATAGACAGTACTGAATTGTCTACTGCAGATACTTTATACGATGCTAATACTTGTCTAGAGGCAGATCATGCAGCAGCAGGATATTATTCTGATGGAGAAATATGGAAATACTGGAACGGTTCAGAATTTACTACTGACGGAGATTGCGGTATATATGGATCTACTCCAGCATCACCTACTCCTACTCCAACTCAAACACCTACACCAACTGGTAATTCATTAACTTTATATAATGTAACCGTAGGTCGATCTACAGTAAATGAAAGCGGAGCTTGTGATGACCTAAATAATGATGGAGGAGAAACTCTAAGATTAACTACTGATACTTTAACTGAAGGTTGTACAGTTTATGAACCTAATGGAACTACTTTAGTTACTAATGAGTATATATCCAACGGTGTTAAGGGTGGATCTACAAGTGGAAGCGGAGTATTCTCATTCGGATTATTCTGCGGATTTTAAAATAGATTAGGTAATTAGTTATAAAATTCTTATATTATAATATGTGGTTGTATAAAAAACAAAAAATAGACAGTATAGACGATATGCCAAAAGGTACTTATGGTTTTATATATGAAGTTATTCATACTAAAACTAAACAAAAGTATATAGGTAAAAAAGTACTCTACTTCGAAAGAAATAAAAGATTAGGAAAAAGAGCATTAGCTGCATTAAAAGAAGAGCGGGCTAAAAAAGGCATGAAGGGTAGAACACCGCTTAAACAGAAAGTAATTACTGAATCAGACTGGAAAGATTACTACGGTTCTCATCTTAAAATTAAAGAGCTTTTTAAACAAGATGGACCGGAGGCATTTAGTAGAAATATCTTACAGTATGTATCTAATAAGAAACAGCTTACATATTTTGAGTGTAAGTACCTATTTATAAATGAAGTATTAGACTCTAGAAACAATTATATTAATGATAATATTCTAGGTAAATTTTATAGAAAAGACTTTGAATTATGATTAAACTAAAAGAAATAATCGGATACCCATCTCTAAAGTACCACTTAGACAATAAACTCTCTTTACATGAGCATGTCTACCGTTATAACTCAGACGCCTTTATACAATTATTTAAAGAAGCGAGAGAAGCTTATAATAACGAAGAAATAGAGCTTTCAGAAGAAGATCAAGAGTTATTAGAAACAACTGATATAGGAGAATACGGAGAGTATAACGGATTAAAAGTACCTCTTGATTTACCGATGGTATCACCAAAGTATAACCCTCTGTTTGAAATCGGATGTATGATCGACGAGATGATCGAAGATGTAAATACAATCGATGAAGCTTCTTCGATAGACCAAATGATTAACTTTGAACAAGTTAAAGAATTAGTAGAGTCTATTGGGGGTAATATAAACATGGACAAATTTAGAAAAGCAGTTTCTTTACAAAATGAATCATTTGATTACAATGGTTTTGAAATGCTAAAAGCATCCGTAGATTACATACCGGAAGCAGAATACAGAGGTAAAAAGGTTTCACTTAACAAACCTAAAAGAGGTGGGAGTAAAAAGTTCTACGTCTACGTTAAAAGTAAAAAAGGGAATGTAAAAAAAGTATCTTTTGGAGATACAGGTCTTTCAGTTAAATTTAAACAAAGAGGAGCAAGAGCTTCTTTTGCTGCAAGACATAAGTGTTCAACTAAAAAAGATAAAACAAAAGCAGGTTACTGGTCTTGTAATATCGGAAGATATTGGAAATCACTAGGAGGCGGATCAAACTTCTCAGGATACTGGTAGAATAATATGGCTCATGAATATGGATATCACGATGGTGAATTAATAGATTTACGAAAAAGTACAGAACTTAACAGTAATTACTATACAGGTTCTTATGCTCCATCTAGTGGTAGTAATAAAAGGTTAAACTTCTATAGTGTAAGACATCTATACTATTCAAATTACGATACTGGCTCTGGGTATGTTGACCATTCTGGTAGTTACTACAACTACGAGGAAAGTTCTTTTGCACCTGGAACTAGAACTATGGACATTACATCTGGTAGTGGTCTAGTTATTTCTATACCAAGAAAATTATTTGGGACTAAAATTCAACCTAACTCATTAATAGTCTCTTCTTCAAATAGTAGCTTCAGATTAACTGATGACGGAGAAGGAAGCCTGTTAAGGGGCTCGTCTCACGTCGGTAATGTAATATACTCTCATGGGCAGGTTATTATTACTGCAACTGGATCTTTTGCTCATTATAGTTCAAGCTTCTTCGGTGAAGATTCAGGTTCTGCTGATCCAGCATTTGTATGTTTTAAATCAACAGTACCGGTTTATACTTACAACTATTCTTTAAAGGTTTCAGATTATGAATTCAATCATACTCAAAACCCTACAGCACAAAAAAATAATAGTATTTTATACTATACTGGAAGCAGTAGCGATTCTTCTGGGAGTAGGTTTATAAGACCATCTGGTCTATATGCTGACAATGTTACAGGTTCTGAATTTCAGCCATACATTACTACAGTAGGTTTATATAACGGCTCTAACGAACTTATAGCAGTCGGAAAACTTCCACAAGCATTACAGAAACCAAAAGATACTGAACTAACAATAAATTTAACTCTAGATATATAAACTAGAGAGTTATGCATTTTAAGGAAGCACTTATACAATCGAAAGATAATAAAAATATATATTATCTTGCACCAATACCTGTCTGGGTTGAAGTGTTTGATGACGATTCTCTTCACGATAGAGTTTACGATTTAGGAATGAAAAAATTAAACGACTCTCAAAAGCAGATGGGTCAAGAACTACCTAACCAAATAGATACGGAAAGAATAGATTCCTACAAAGTAAATTACAGTAGAAAAGAAAACTGGATAGAACCTAACGAATATAGCCCAATAGGTAGCAGATTCTTTACTCCTCCTAATAATTTTTTAGATATAGAGAATGCAGATGTAAGTATAATACGTAATAGAATAAATAATGGCTATAAAAAATTACTATCCTACTTAGAAATAAAAAACAATCAATCACCTAGAATAACAGAAAGCTGGATGCAGTATTACGATCCTCATTCAGGAAGAGGGCATAATGCTCATAACCACTGTAGATGGGAACCAGGAGAAGAAACACCCACAAGTTTTTCTGGCGGATATTATATATCAGACGGGCAACCTATATTAGACCATCCATACAGTGGAGTATTTTCATTTCATATTAGAGGTGCGGCACATTTTATAAGGCCTAAAAAAGGAATGCTTATTATCTGGCCATTTGATATAGTTCATTCAGTTAAACCTTTTTACGGGAAGTCTAACAGAGTAGTTATAAACTTCAATATAGAAGACTCAGAAACAAAACTTATTTGATGAATTATAAAGTAGTTTTTGTAAATTGGACTAAACCGTATTTCTACAAAAAAGATGCCGAAGGATATAACTTTGATAAGTTAGCTATACTCGATTCAAAAGAGTATGATATGGTAGACTACGAACTACTAATCCAAAAGGCTGCAATACATAATGCAAGGAAATTTCTTAAAGTACCAATTAAACTTTACACAGATGATATTGGCTATGACTTTTATTTGAAGCATAATATGATTAGCTTGTTTGATGAAATTGATACAGAAACATTAAACGAATATAATAACAATACAAACAATGCTGGTAAATGGTGGACTAGCGGTAAGTCAGTAGCAATAGGAAAAGAAGAACAACCATTCCTTTTTTTAGATAATGACTTTATAGTACAAAGTGAACTACCTGAATGGGTGTTTAATTATGATCTAGTACATACTCAATGGGAAATACAAAGAGGTCATTTTTACGCTTCTAAAAAAATGCTAGATGATTATGATGTACCAATAAGTAACTTTAATGAATTTATGATGATGCCTAACACATCTTTTGTTTTTATGAATAATAAAAAGCTACAAAAGCTATACTATGAAAATCATCTAAAGATAGTACTCAGAGATTATAAACATATACCCGAGTGGTTATGGCTACTATCAGATCAAGGAATTCTAGGTTACTGTTCTCGAGAGTTAGATTTAAATGTAGCTTCATTAGAAGATAAAGCTTATCTTTCATATGCTGAACATCCTAATTTAAAAAGTAAAAGCGGATACTCTCCAATGTACTTATCTACAGACTCTATAATATCTCATGGAGGTTTTAAGTATTGGCATATATGGATGGACAAAAGAAGAATGAAAAATGATGCTAAGTTTAGAATTAACATAGTGAATAAATTAAAAAAAATTCTTGATATAGAAACTAATCAAGATTTGATATGAAACTAATATTTAGCTTTTCTAAGAATATAGGAGACTATGGAGGCGGTAGGTATACTGTTTTAGATGAAAATGATCATGTATTAGACCTATATAAAGTTTCTATGCAAAGGGCAAAGCATCTAGGACATACTATAAAGTTTTATGGTTGCTCTTATTCATTAGAATATTTAAAAGGGTATTACGACACAAGTGTAAACGTAGATGATTTAGATTTGATTATTACTGATGATTTAAAGATCTATATTCACTCTCAAGAAGAATTAAGAGCTATTACTATAGACGGAGACATTATACTATCTAAAAAATTAAAATTAGAAAAATCAGCAGACATTGTGTTTGAACAAAAAGAAATGTTTGAACCAGACTCACCTTGGCAAACAGAATCTCTATTTAAAATTATTGATATTTTTAAAAAGTATAGTATTCAATCTGAATTTAATAACTTTTCTTTTGAACCTAATTACTTATTTAATGTTGGTATTTTACAATTTAATAATAAATCAGTAAAGAATTTATTTCTAGATTCATATTATAACTTAAGAGAGTATTATTTAAAAAATATAGAACCTACAGAAAAACTTATACCTCAAGGTCTTATAGTATCAACAGTTATCTGTCAATACTACTTCACTTGCTTATGTAATAGGTTAAATATACATTCCGGTTTTACTAATAGAGAACAAGAAAATAAATATATGCACCTTAATGGACATTTTAAATTTAATAATAAAGAACTGATAAGAACTTTATTTAAAGAAATATACGGTAAACCAAAATTTAATTCTTATATTTAAAAAACACTATTATGGATAGACCTTATATACAACAAAAAAAAGATAACTATATTATTAGAGAATTTTCTTCTGATACGCCAACATTTGAATTAGTATGGCATAGAGATAAAAAAGATAGGGTAGTTCAAGCAATGCATGATACAGATTGGATGTTTCAAATGGATAACGAAATTCCGAAGAGATTAACGGAAAACAAACTATTTATACCAAAAGAGACGTATCACCGTCTTTTAAAAGGAACAGGAAATTTAAAAGTTAAAATATATGAAATGTAATTGTAAAACTTGTAACTGCGGTAAATCATGTAACTGCAATTGCTGTGAATGCTAAGCTATGCCAGTAAAGTTAAAACCATCGGTTAAAAAATACGTCAGAGATGACAGAGGTAAGATGACTAGTAAGTGGTCATGGGAACATACTACTACTGCAGGAACATCTACAGTAGAGTTAAAGAAGATATTAGAAGATAAAAACTTACGTAAAAAAAGAAACGTAATTGAAAGAGAACTAATAAAACGAAATGAAACTCTCTAACATACTATTAACAGAAGGTTATTTAGATAGCTTAGCAGATAAACTTTCTAAAAAATTTCCTCATTTACAATTCTATGTAAAATTTGGGGAAAGAATAGATGTTAAAGGTTCTCAACAACATTTATTAGACTTTGGAGATAAATACCATGGTCAGGTACTAGGTGACTATGAAGTATTTCATACCGATGACGACGATCAGGGTGAAATAGTAAGAATAGTACGTAAAGACAGATAAAATGAAGTTACTTAAAATAATCCTTGAGAATAACAAAATAGTACATAAAGAAGAGCTAGGTCTATCAGAAAAAGATATATCTAACCTTTCTAATATTATTTCTCATAAACTTGTAGAATACTTAGATATCGATAAACAAGAAGTATTAGAACAAGTGGTAGAAAGTGCTATCAAAGAACTTTTAGCTAAATAAGTTGCTTATTCGAAGTTAAGTTCTTATCTTATAATTAAGATACGGACTGGGTTATGGACTATACTTTCCTTTTAGGATCAATTGAAAATATATTGGGCAAAAGCTACAAGAGAGCTAGAGGCAATCATGCTTTTCATTGTCCGTTTTGTAATCACCGTAAGCCAAAGTTAGAAATTAACATGTCTACTAACGAAGAGGGAAAAAATCCTTGGGAATGTTGGGTGTGTCAAACTAAAGGTAAAACTATTCGTTCATTACTATACCAACTTAAAACTCCAAAAGATCAGGCTGCCGAAATACTTAAATACCTACCTAAAGGCTCACAAGTGGAATATAAACAGCTATCTATAATAGAGCTACCGAAAGAATACCAACCACTTTATTCCGCTTCTAGTACCTCAGTTGTAGCTAACTTAGTAAAGAAATATTTGTATGAAAGAGGGATTACCGATAATGATTTTGTTAAATATGGGATTGGATATTGCACAACTGGAGAATATGGAGGAAGAGTTATTATCCCAAGTTATTCTGAATCCGGTACACTCAATTTCTTTGTTGCACGAACTTACGATGGCAACTACTTTAAGTACAAGAATCCTGAAGCCTCAAAAGATATAGTATTTTTTGAAAGCCTGATTAACTGGAATACCCCTGTAATATTATGTGAAGGAGTATTTGACGCCATGGCTATACGTAGAAATGCTGTTCCTATACTGGGAAAGAGCGTATCTACTTCATTATATAAGAAGTTGTTAGTAAGTAATACAAAAGATATTTATATAGCTTTAGATATAGATGCTAGAGATAGAGCATTACAGATAGCAGAAAAATTTTTAAATCAAGGTAAAAGAGTATTCTTAATTAACTTACCAGATAAAGACCCTTCAGAAATGGGCTTTAAGTTATTTACAGAACACGTTCAATCAGCACAAGAGCTGGACTTAACCAGCCTAATGATGCACAAATTAGATCTATGATCAAACAAGGAATGAACATTCTCAAGCAGAATGAAAAAAAGAGACTGGACTTTAACCCAGAATTAAAACAAATAAACTTTCTAGATAGGAGAGTTTATAAGAGAAGCGAAGGAGTATACTACCCGTCCGTAACCACTATACTCCAGTATATGCCCAAAAATAAGTTTTTCGAGTCATGGCTCAAAGACGTTGGGCATAACGCTGATCTTATAATGAGACGAGCAGGTAAAGAAGGTACTCAAGTACATGAAGCTGCTGAGAAGTTAGTAGAAGGAGAAGAGATCTCCTGGATGGATGATTACGGCAATGCTAAATACTCTCAGATAGTATGGGAGATGATACTCAAGTTTGCTGAGTTCTGGAAAACATATAAACCCGAACTTATATCTTCTGAACAATTTGTATGGTCAGATAAGTATAAGTACGCTGGTACTGCAGATATAGTCTGTAAAATTGAAGGAGAGGTATGGTTATTAGATCTTAAAACTTCTAATAGTATACATAAATCATACGATCTTCAATTAGCTTCTTATGCTAAAGCTTTAAAAGAAAGTAGAGATGTTGAGATAGAAAGAACCGGTAT